TTCTACCCCGTAGGATGTTTAGTATTGATCGAACTTATTCTTCGTGCTATCAGTAATGATGACGATGACGATGAGGATGGTGGTAAAGGTATAAGGGTTGATCAGAATCAACCACTCTATGCACCTGCTGGAGCCTAATGGATTTCTCTCACTCATACTGGAGATTTGCTGAACGATGGAATGGTCGTTTAGCAATGGTCGGTGTAGTAGGTGTCACTATTCTCTTGACAACAAGGTAGAAATACCTATATAATACAGAGAGTATTTTTACCTAGTCACATGCAACAGTTAATTTTCGTCGGGGTTCTAGCCCTCGTAGCATACACAAATGTCGGATCTATCGTTCTTCAATAACATACTAATCAATACCCCTGTAGGTGCTCATGGCCTATTAGAGTTTGGCTTCTTTTTGGCAGTAGGAATTACTGCAGGATCATTAGGTATAATATAATGGATCATGTTCTTAGTAATACAATATTAGTAATGGGTCAGGTGGTTTTCATCTTTGCATTATTTTTGATGATGGTTGACAAGATATAAATTTATTATAGAATAGAAAAACATTCTTCAGAACAATGCCTAACAACATTACTTACGATCAGACTGATACTATAGTTAATGGTACTAGTAAGAATGAATTTGATAGTTTAGGAAAGGAATTAACAGAAGAAAGATTTAAATTAAGGCAGGACTCTTTAAGGTTATTGATGGCAAACTTTGGTTCATCATCTCCTGCAACAGCAATCTATGAATGTGCTCATGAGTGGTGTGAGAAACAATATACCACTAATGGACTTGCAAATTACTTCAAAGCATACTATACTGGTAAGAAATATAAATAAAATACTTATTTAAGAACAATGCAAAAACTAATCAATGTACTTGCTATTGCGTCTGCTGCTGTATCTGTTGCCGTTGTTGGCACTGGTGCTTACGTTTACGTTAACAAGGACGCAATAATAGAAAGCGTCACAGAAAAAGCACTTGGAGGTCTTGGTGGTCTTGGTGGTGGTCTTGGTGGTGCTGGTTTAGGTAGTGATCTTCCTATTGGAACTCCTGATCTTGCCCCTACTACTCCACAAGCTGCAGCACCTGCTACTCCTGATTTTTCTCTTTAAGAGAACATTAAATTCTGGAAGTGTCTATATATAATGTAGATATATAGATCCCATGGCTGAAGTGCGTAGTGATGTCAAAGAAGACATCAAAAAAGATGAAGAAGAAAAGAAAGGCATTCTTGGTAAAGTAAAAGATGCTATTCTTCCCGATGCTGACGAGCAAGCAGCAATTATCAGTACAGCTGTTAGAATTACTGTTCTTGCCTGGTCAGGTGGAATTTTAACTTTAAACTACGTAGCCATACCAGGTGTTCCCCAACAGAAAATTGATCCAACATTTATAGCTTCAGTTTTTACTGGGGTTCTAGCTAGCTTCGGAATTCAAACCGCATCTAAGAAGGGTGATGGAACTATGAAGATGAATGGTAACGGCAATGGTAATGGTAATGGCGGTGGTGGTGGCATCAGCAAGAAAGATCTTGAGTTGTTAATTGAAAAAGCATCTCAAACTGGGCCTACTCAAACAATTAAAATTGAGCAAGCACCTATTAAGATTAGTACTGTTGATGATAAATCATCAGATACGTTTAAAATGTAATTGGAGGTTAGTATTATGGATTATAAGTGGAAGTGGATATCAATTGGAACTGTAGGTAGTATTCTTGCATTATCTCATGTTGGGATGATTGGAATGCTTGCTAATAGAGAAAGTAAATTCCCTACAGTCAATGTTCCAGTTGGAGATTACACCTCTTATAATGTGATGGCAAATCAAGATGGATATAGCATCAATTATAAGGCAAACGATCCTACTGTAATGAGTGTCCAAAAGGATATTAAAAGAAAGGGTGGGTTTCTGGGATTATCTAATAACATTACCAGAGTATCTGAAGAATATGTTATGGACGGATCCTACCATCAAGGTGGACCAGTATCCAACCATAGGTCATGGCAAGATCCTGCCACACTGGGGGGAGAAGGAGGAGAAAAAAAGATCAGTGCAAGAACCATCGAGTGCATCGAGGCAGCAGGTGGTGGACGATCAACAGGGAAGCTTGTCGGGGGTAGCATTGGTGCTTCTGTTGGTTCTGGTCTCGCCTCTGTACCTTATGTTGGTTGGGTTCTTGCTGGTGCTGCGACGATGATGGGTATGGAAGAAGGTGGAAACATCGGTGCAGACATGGCACAAATGGGTAAAGATTGTGTTCCTGAAGATACTGAAATAAAATAAAGAAATAATTAATTGAGTAAATAATTAGCAAAATGAACAATCCGTATCCCAAACCAAGATGGGATCTAGAGAATGATGTCCTTCGATTGGAACAAATGATTATTGTATACGAAAAAGAAATTAAAAGCTTGCAAGTAGAAAAAAAAGAACTTCAAGAAGAAGTTTTAGTACTTAAGAAAGAACTTAAGTATTATAAAACTATTACAGAGGAGGAAAAAAAATGAGTGGTGATTGTAGAGAACAACCAACAATTTTTTACAGTGATGAAATGACTGTAACAAAGATGATTCTTTTATCAAAGAAGGGTGTTAAATTCAAAAATCACGAATATCTTTTAAACGTATTAGAAGAGGAGAGATACAATGTGGAATATTAATCTTAAAAAAGGATTTGATAAGGTAGTTGAATGGGATAGAAACTTAGCAAAGAAGTTTCAAGAGAAGTTTAAATTAACTGACTACCAGATGCTTTGCGTTGCCTTTGCTAAAGGACTTGTCATAGGTGCTATACTGATATGACATACCCTGCACCAGATGAACTTCCATATGATGCATGGTTTGACCCCAATTACAAATATAACCCCTTAGATTCTATGCCTATTGCTACAGACCCTAACGAAAATCCAAGACCAGAAGAAGAGATTGCTGATGATCTAAAAATACATGAAAAAATGTATAAGATTGCAACAGCAAAGTATAATCCTTTTGCTGTAGGTGGATCAGAAAATATTCAGGATAAGTAAATAATGGCTCCTCGTTATAGATTCCTTGGTGGTGGCAACGGAAACAAAAAGAAAAAGAAAAAAAAGAACAAGGCTGATAAACCTAAAAAGAAAAATTATAATGGATAAAAACAACATTATTTGGTAACACATATGGAACTGACAGAAGAGAATGTAATAAAAGTTCTAGAAGAATTACTCCCATACATAGAAGCAGATGGTGGTTTTCTTGAGTTTGTAGAAATAGAACACGAAACTAATTTTGTTAAAGTTAGATTGGGAGGTGCATGTTCTACTTGTGCAATGAGTGCTATTACTTTGAAGCAAGGTATAGAAGCTAAGTTAACTCATGAGATCCCTGACTGCTATGGAGTTATTCAGGTACTATAGATGGAAGAATCAGTTTTACTTAAGAATGGTTATGAGTGGGATGACTCTGAAGAGTGGTGGGTTCGAGAGTGGACTGCTAACAATGGAGCAGACACAATTTTAGAAGCATATAGAGAAGATGGTTCTGGAGAATGGTGGAATATTATGGTTGGATATCATGGAAATACTTTCTATGAAGAGAAGGTTGGGACTTCCTAACAGAGTCAGTAAGTCCACACACAAATAGGTAATAATTACTACTATATGCTATAAATAAGTGCAGTATGGGATTGAAAGAATCATGCCCCTAACGCAACAAAGACATTACACAGTCGGTTATCACGATAATCAACATCATCATTTTGAAATCTGCGAGTACGCTGTAGATTCATATGAAGCAATACAACACTCTAAAGAGGATGTTCCTGCATTAAAGGAGCATCCTCATTTTATTGATTACTGTTGTACAGAAGAGGTGGATAACATCTCTAAACTTATGGCCTCAGGTATTCCAATGGGACATTAATCATGACAACAATAACAAAAAATAAGCACGAGATCATGTGGTGGATGAGTAGACTTACCATTATGGGAGTATCTTTATCACTAGCAGTAACACTTGCAGCACAAGCATGGGTTTAGTACACCAGTGCTAGTGTTATAAATTATATTAATTACATACATTAACATATGTTATCAACACAATACCGCTTGAGGTTAGCAGCGATATGCAAAGATATTGCTGCAGGAGTTGAAGTTAGTCTGGAAGATATGATCTGGGCAAACAAATTAGCAAAAGCAAATACTGCTGCTAGAGGTATGTTGAATACTGCAAGAAAAATGAATGCAGATCCTACAGATTCTTTTCTGAATGAGTTGAATATTGGAGACCCCGATCCAACTCATCACCGTAGGGGTTTCGGAGATCCACAAGATGTGGTGGATTGGTTTCATCAAGAACGATCTGATGACTGGAGGCAGAGGGATTGAGTGAAATTGTCCATAGTGTAAATATTATGATAGCTATACTTCTTGTAGGAGTATGTGTTACAATATACTGGATATTTAAGTATGATGACTGGAATCCTAATCCCATTACTATTAATGAGCACACCAGTGCAAGCATTCCCGACAGCAGGGGAGATGATTCAGAAGATAAGGGAGCATGAGGCAGAGAAGACAAGAACTGACCCTGAAGACTCTATAAATAATGCACTAGCTGAAATGGAGTACAAAGATGGGAGCAATGACACCCCCGTCACGCAAGAGTTGTTACAACTTCCGAGTGACAGAGATCAACCGAGTGTTAGACGGAGATACGATAGATGTCACCATCGATCTTGGATTCGATTTATTCAAAAAAGAACGGGTAAGAATTGCAGGAGTTGATACACCAGAGAAAAGACTAACTGGTTAAAGAAAAAATTAGAAGATACTATTGCAGGTGATGGAGATGAACTCACTGTTAGAACAGAACTTGTCGGTGGCACTGGGAAGTATGGTCGCCTTCTTGGTTGGCTCTATATTAACGAGGATACTGTTTCATTAAACGAACAGATGATCACTGAAGGGTATGCTCATGCTTACGATGGTGGTACTAAGGATATGAACCTTGATGCACTACGTGAGATACGTAGATCATTTGGTACATTAGTAGAATAATGGACATACAGAAAGTCGCTAGTACAGGAACAGCAGTTGCTGTGATAGGTGGTGGTTCTATATTTGGTGGCAATTATGCTATCGATCAAGCAACTGGTGGGCCTGATAAAAGAATCAAAGCAAAACAATCAGAACTTCAACTCATAGTAAGAGAAGAAGTTCGTGCTGCATTTGCAGAGATGCTACCTACAACAACAGGTGGTGTCATGAGAATAGATCAACCA